TGTTGATTTGTCAAACGTTTTTCATAAGTTTTTGGAAAATTCTTTGAAATATTTTTAATTCGACCAAATCACAAACGAAAAACGCGGCATTGTTGCCGCTTGCTGTGCTTTTTAAGTATAGCATTTCCTCTCGCAAAGGTCAAGTATATGACGCAAGGCGCGACAAAGCGCGGCGGCTCGACGGAGAGCCGCCGCCCGTCCGTTTTTTTCGTTCGGCTGTCCGCTATCTATTCTTTACAAATCGTATGCGCGGCGCGTCCGCGTCCTCGTGTAGCAGTTCGATCAATTGCTCGCGTTTTTGTAACGGGGTAAGCCATACACGCTTGCCCTCTTTATTGCGCAATGACGAGTGCGGGCGATTATTGTACCGTACCACCCACGCCGCCATTTTTTCTTTTAATTCCTCGTAGGTTTCAAACGTCAATGTTTTGTAGAAAAACTCCGAGTCGGTGCGGTGCGACCGTTCCACCTTTCCGTTGTGGCGCGGCGTATAAACGCGTATGAGTTGGTGTCTTATTCCGAGGCGGTCAAGCAAGATGTCGAGCGCGTGTTTCTTTCCCTCCCCTGTCCCTTTCGGGTTTGTAAATTCCGTGCCGTTGTCCGTCTGTATGGTTTGCGGGGCATAACCGAAGTACACGATCGCACGCTTTACAAAATCGACCGTCGAATATCCGCTCTTTTCTTTGTACGGAAATAAAAACCTTTCGCGGGTCGCCTCGTCGATCATTGTATATTGATATATCCACTCTTTGGCAAATTTCCCGTGATTGCAAGCGCGCGGGACGTACTTAACGTCCATTTGCCATTTTACGCCGATATGTTCGGGGGTGTCGTATGGTTGCGGGGTGTATTCGTCGTTCTGTTTTACGGGTGCGCCTCGAAGGTGGTTTTTCACAACATAGCGATAAAAACCGCCGTATGTCCGTTTATATGCGTATTCCGTCCGAAGTATGCCCAACGCCTCGGTGTAACTGATGTCGGGGTGTTCGGTAAAAATCGCCACGATCGCCGCGCGCTCACTTTCGGTATGCGATAACTTATGCGGCGTTATCGGGCGGGACGATCGGTTTGTAAGGCTTTCAAGCGTCCCGTTGTATTGCGCCTTCCACCGCCACAAACTGCGCTCCGTACATCTGCTTTTTTTACAAACGTAAAAAATGTCCTTTTTTTCAACGAGCCACATTTTCAACGCCTTTTCTTTTTCTTTCGCGCTAAATTTCAACCCTCTCATATATTGCCTCCGTAAAGCAATAGCGGCACCCGACTATATCGAGTGCCGCCTTCTTGTATCGCGTGTTACTCTTTTATTTTGTCCGCCGCCCAACGTAAGAAGTCCGCACGGGACATATTGTTTGCTTTGATTACCGCGTCGATTTCCGCCGCCTCCGCGGGTTTTAACTTTGTCGTCCAAGTAATAAACTCGCCCTTATGTGCCGCCGCGTATCGCCTGTCTGCGGCTTTCTGCGCCTCGCTCCTTGCCATATCCGCCGCCCTCCTTAAAACAAATCGCTTTCGGCAACATACGCCTTCAAGCCGTCAAATGTCGAGCAATCCGCCTTTGGTACGTTGTACACCAAAGACACGCGCCCAATTTTGATTGATACCGTCCACGAGTTCTTATTCTCGCGTACCGTGTACACCTTGCCGTTTTTTTCAATCGTCATTTTGTACCTCCTTTCGGGCGGAATAACCGCCGCCCGCACGGCTTAATTTTAGCCGATTATTTCGGCTATTTTGTTTTTGATTGCCTCGGCGTTGGTGTAAAACGGGTTTATAACGCCTTTGATAAAATCCTCGTCGCGCTTGTCCGATTGCCACCCGCTTATAACTTCGCCGTATTCTGCGCCGCGAGTTTGCCCGCTTTCCGTCAACGTGATATTGTCGCCGAACGTGATAACTTCTTGACCGTTCAACAATACCGTCGCCGTCCCTTGCGTTACGCTCCCGCGGTTACGCCTTACTGTAAATACCTCTTTCATTTTTTTGCGTCCTCCTCGTTTGACAAAGTTTTATGTTTGTGCTACAATAGGACTTACGAGGGGGCGGTTGCGCCCGCCCCGCTCTGCCTATCGACGATTATTTATCGTCGGTTGCCTTGTCGGACTTCGGCTTTTTCAGTACGATTGAAATTCTGACGCTTTCCACGGCTTTTTGATTTTCAATCGCGTTTGCCAAGTCTTGCAAGGCTTTTTTGATTTCGTCCATTTCGCTCACCTCCTTTGTTTTTTGTAATTATATTATATCATTACTTACCGATAAAGTCAAGAGTTTTATCGCGCTTTTTCAAAGAAAAATAAAAATTTTTTTCACGTTGAAAAACGCCTCGCTTTTGCGGGGCGTTCTCGTTATGTCGATATAATTTTATAGCCGCGCTTATTGACTTCCTCTCGGTCGTTTGGTATAATAATTTTGCTACAAACCTTATACCCGCGGCGAAAGTCTGCCAAATAAGCACGGCTAACGGATACCGAGCGACCTTTTTATCGGTGCGCCGACAACCTTGCATTTATTATATATCGGTTGACCGATAATGTCAAGACTTCTTTGCCGCGAAAAGCAATTTTTCCACGGGCAAAGGAGTCTTTTTATGTCTATTGCGGAAAGGATATTTACACTTTTAGATCGGCAAGGAAAACGGCAAAGCGACCTCGCGCGGTTTCTGCAAGTACGCCCGACGACGGTTTCCGAATGGGTACACGGCAAGCGCGAGCCTTCGGGCGTTCATTACGAACGCATTGCGGATTTTTTCGGGGTATCCCTCGACTACCTTATTGCGGGACGCGAGCCGCCGCCCGCGGCGGTGCAACAAATTATCGGGAATAGCAACAACAATAATACCGTCAACATATCAAACGGCGGCGCGGGCGATCTATCGGAATATGACCGCGAATTGCTGAAGGTAAGCGCGCGCCTTGATATGCGACGAAAAAACGCGTTGCTTTCCTATGCGTATGAGTTGGAAAAATCTATAAAAACGGAGGATTGTTAAAAATGAAATGGTTTTACTCTTTGAAAAAGTCGTTGCGCATTTTGATCGCGGTTTGCGCGTGGTTGCCGCTCGTTATCTTTGCCGCCGCCATAAGTGGCGCGATCGGCGCGGACGGCGAAGGTATGCAACCGTGGCAAGCCGTTGTTACCCTGCTATTGTTTGCCGTCGGCGTGTTCTTTACCGTGTTTGCGATCATTGCGATCAAGCGAGAAAAGGCGGCAAAGCCGTCCGAAAGCCCCGCACCGACGCGCCCGCAACCGACATACACCGCCGCCCCGTCGGCTGTTGCGGCGCGCGTTGTGCGCCCTGTCGTTCGGTACAACAATACCCCCGCGTTTTCCTGTAAGTTGATAAAAAACGGCAATGCGGAAATGCAAGACAATATCGCGTGTTGCAACGAGGGCGACGAAGTGATTGCCGATTACGACCCCGACACGGATTTATACGTTTGCTCGCACGATGTCGGCGACATCGGATACTTCCCCGAAAAATTCGGCGACCAATTGACGGAGCAATGCCGCATTAAAATAAGCGATATTGCGGAAAACGAAAACGGCAAATATTCCGTCGAGGTTTCCGTCTATATGCAAGCCGACGGCGGCGTATCCCTGCCCGCGTTTACAAAGATTGTCGGAGTATCTTTCGGCGATCGGCAAGCATACATAAAGGAAAGCCGCGAGGGCGACCCGCTTATTATCAAGCACGCGCCGACAAGCGAATACCCGAACGCCACGGCGGTCATAAACGCCCGCACGGGGCAAATGCTCGGACACATTAACAAAGACTTTGCCGCGTCCTTGCTGTCGTCGTTCGGCAGTGGTTTCGCACTTGAAGGCGTTATCAAAGACATCACGGGCGGCACACCCGACGCGCCTCACCTCGGTTGCAACATCGAAATAACGCGTTGCAAGTAAGTATCAAGTCGATTATAAAGGGCTATCGCAAAATGCGGTAGCCCTTTATTTTACTTAAAATGCTTTTCGCCGAGTGCGCTCGCCCACGCCTCAAACCATATCGAATTATAAGGCGGCAACGCCGCGTCGCGGCGGGCTTTGTATTCGCGCCACCAATACCGAACGGCGGACGGTATGCTTATCACGAACGGCATAAACACGCCGAGCATAATGTTTTGCAATCCGTGTCCGCTTTCGTGCTGTTTCATAGAAAGCGCGGCGTTGCGGTTTACGACAAACACGCCGCCGAGGCTAAATCCGCCCCACCCCGCACCGACCTCAAAATATACAAAGTAATGAAAGCGGCGCGGGCGGTGTCCCGTAACAAGGAGCGCAAGCGCGACGATCAAGCCCGCCGCCGTTATGATTATGCCCCAAGTACAAGACGCGAGCCAAAAGCCTATACCTTTAAGCACTCGCATTTGTTACCTCCGACGACTTGTTTTTCAAGTCGTAAATCGCCGCCTCGATCTGCGTTGTAATCCATTCGTCGAGATCGCCGAAGTTGGATTGTATGTACTTTTGCACATCGCCCGATAACTGCGCCTTCACCGTTTCCAACGCGGCGGCGAGCGCGTTTTTCTGTGCGTCTGCCGTCCAAAAATCCGTACCTTTGATATTTTCCACATACGTTTGGTACGTCTGTTTTACGGCACTTGCAACCACCGTTACGGCGGAGTTGAGATACCCTTTAAGTTTGGTATCCTTTACCTTCGTGTTGATGTAGGTTGTGATCTTCGACACGACCCACGACGCAAGCGCGGTTACAATCGCGCTTATGACCGTAATTACGATCTCTTGCCAATTCATAGTACACCTCCGTTTTATTGTTTTCTTTCGATACCGTCAATCCTATGATGTGCGGATTTGACGCTTGCCTCCAATGCGGCGATCTTCGGCGGGATTGTGGCGAGGTCTGCGTCCTCGACAATTTGCTCAATGCGCGACAAGCGGATATTTTGCCCGTCAAGTTTCGTCGTGATTTGGTGATTGCCTTGCAAAAGACTTTCATTTTGCAATTTGATCGTTTCGAGGCTTGCGTTTATGCGCGCCTCCTTTGCTCCGTCGTCGCGCTGTTTCTGCTTGCGCGAGGCTACAAACGCGATAATGCTTGTTATACCCGAAATGCCGCCAACAATGGATACAATAAGCGCGATTACTTCCGCCGTCATTGTGTGCCGTCCTCCAAAAATAATTTATTGTACAACGCGTCGGTATTTACCATTGTGCGGTATGCGTTGCAATGTTTCATATGACCTTTCCACGATATATACGATGTCCGTATATCTTCGATCGCAATTTTCCCCTCGGTAAGCCAACGTTTGAACGTCCTCAATTTATGCCGCATTTTTGTTATGCCTTTGCGGGCGGGTTTGATTATAACTCCTCCCGTATCGGTCAAAATGAAATGCCGTTTTAAGAAATTCAACCCGCGGGAAAGTTTGACGATCTGCGTCTTTTTCGCATTGAGTTTGATACCCAACTCGGCGCAAATACGTCGTATTTCCTGCAAGCACTTTTGCAAGTGTTCCTTGCTTTCGTGTATAAGGTATCCGTCGTCCATATACCGCCCGTAATGCTTTATGCGCAAAACTTCCTTGATATAGTGGTCGAGCCTGTTCGGGTACATCAATGCGGACACTTGCGAGATTTGACTACCCAAACCAAGCCCAACCTCGCCGAAGTCGTCGATAAACCCGTTTACGAGCCGAGTAATGCGTTGGTCTGTAAATGTCTTATCGACAATCCGCTTTAACGGCTCGTGTTGGATATTATCGAAGTAACGTGAAAAGTCGAATACCAACGCATAGCCGTTTGTGCCGTGCTTTCGGAAATGCCTTTGCAAGTGGCACACGAGCCGCCGCACCGCAAAGTCAATCCCTTTGTGTTCCATACACGCACCGTTGTCGTATATGAAAGATTTGCTAAACATCGGCACGAGCGCATTGTCGCAAAGACAACGTTGCACAACCCTTTCGGATATATGCACGCTCTTTATATGCCGAGGCTTGCCGCGTTCCACGAGATCAAACTCGTAAAAACCGCGGCTTTTGTATGTTCCGTTATGCAAGGAGTTAAAAGCGTCGTTGACGTTCTGCAAGGCGTTCGCTTTATAGCGTTGCGTGCTTGCCTTCCAACCGACACCGCGGCAACACTTTTTGAAGGCGCAATAAAGATTATCGAACGTAAATACTTTGTCAAAATCGCCGTATTGTTCGTTGCGTTCCTGCTTGCGCCGCAAGCGTTTTTCTTTTCTGCGCTGATACCGCGCCTCGTGCCGTTCCTTGCTGTTCATTTCGATAGAAAATACCCCGTACAATCTTATTATCGTTGTGGAGTTCGGATTGCCCGTAGTACCAACCATTAAACCGCCATACCACAATAGACGGCAATGCAAGTAGCGTCCGATTGACTACATCGGGGTATTTATTTATCCGTTTTGCGGAAAGGTTGCACACCCCTTTTGCAAAGGCATTGATTTCACCCGCGAGGGGTTACTTTGTCGAGCCTATAATCAAATGCAAAAGCCGAAGGACACGCCGTAGGTGTTGCTCGCGTTGTTGTTGTTGACATTGCCCGTCGAGTTGATATACCGAAAGTTGTTACTATTGCTGACGTTCGGCGAGCGCAACCACCAATTGTTGGCGGAGCCGCCGCGACGATACTTTGCGGCGCGCAACCCATGTTATTGCGATCACTATGTGATTGCTTGCTTTGATTATCTGCAAAAGCCGAAGGACACGCCGTAGGCGGTGCTCGCGTCGTAACTGCCGACACCGCCCGTCGAAAATGCACACCGAAAAAGGGTACTACTGCTAACGTGCGGCGAACGCAACCACCAATTGCCGGCGGAGCCGCCTCGACAATGCTTTCGGCGCGCAACCCGCTTTGCAATTTGATTTTCCAAAAGCCGAAGGACACGCCGTAGGTGCCGCTCGCGACGTAGGACTTGACAAGCCCCGCCGAGGACATAGCCCAAAAAAGCGTACTGCCGCTGACGCTCGGCGAGCGCAACCACCAAGTGGTGGCGGAGCCGCCGCGACCGTGCTTTCAGCGCGCAACCTATTCACATAAGGTTTTGTAACGTTCCTTATCCTTGTTTTTCAATGCCGAAAGCAACTTTGCCTCCGCTGTTATAAGATCAAGCCACGTTTGCCAAACCTTGCTATTTATCGGCTTGTTGTCGTCGGTATTTCGCACAAATTCGCGGGCAATATCCAATTGCGATATAAGACATTGCAACTCACAATTTGCGGTAATAAGATAGTTCTTTCGCAACTGCACTTCGGCGGCGTTCGTCGGGTAAACGCTGTTTGCCGCCTTGACGTTGTTATATACCGCTTTTGCGAGCGCAACAATATCTTTCGTTATCAAAAACATAAACCGCTTTGGAAATCTTGCACATTGTTTTATCGTGTATATTTCTAACTCGCGGGCGGTTTCGATAAACTGCATTGCGCTTTCGCCGCGTTTTGATTTTAATACCGACATTGCGCTTTATCCTTCCGACTCTTTCGCTACCTCGTCCTCTTGCTTGATCGCCGCCCACATTTCGGCATTTTCGACTTCGATATTTTCAAAGTCAATCGTCGGGCTTGCGCCAACGCCGAGGTAAATATCGTCGCACGTCTTAATGTTGCGAGCATACCACCCCGCGGGCGAGCCGTCGGGCTTATAAACGTAGTGTGCCGCATTTCCTTTGACGTGTACGCGCCCGTTTTCTGTGTACACCACCCCGTCGAGGGCGGTTGCGATCAACCCGTCGCCGACTGTACGGGGCATAATCGGAATATCCTTAAATCCGTATGTCATTGTTGACCTCCCTTTTTGTTAGGCTTTTCCGCGCCCATACAAGGGCGCGGATTACCCGATATTTTGATTAAACGCAAAAGCCGAAGGACACGCCGCAGTTGCCGCTCGCGATGCTGAAGTTGACAATGCCCGTCGAGGAGATACACCGAAAGTAGTTACTATTGCTGACGTACGGCGAGCGCAACCACCAAGGGGCGGCGGAGCCGCCGCCGTTAGATAACTTCTTAATGAGGTTTGCGTTTGCCGTCGTCCCGCCGTTATTATCGCCGATTAAATTGCGATAATATTCGTACTGCGTACCCTCCGCGTTATACGCGTCCGCATAGTCCGCAATCGTGGACGTTGCGGAGTTTTCAATGCTTGTAGCGGAAAAAATTTCCGACATCGCAAGCAAAAACAACTTGTCCGCCGACGTTGTAATACTTTGACTCGTACCGCCTGCCGTTGCTTTTTTATTGACCTGTTTTACAACGTTTCGCAGATCGGCGGGCAACTGCGATAAAAGCGTTGCCATTGTCGAGGTGCGCATTTGGCTATTATTCCACCCTCCCGCGTTTGTGCTTGTCGCGTTCATACGGTACGTTGTCGCAAGAAGGTTTTTCATTCCGATAGTTATACCCGCTTTGCCGCCGCCTGTGAGGTCGTCGTGATTAAAGCCGAGAATAACAAGCGTTATCTCCTCGCCCGTCGTCAACTCGATCGTTTTTTCGTCGCCAACCGAGAAATATGTTTTTGCCGCCCCGCTTTCGGAAAGCGCGGCAATCTGCGCCCACGATGATTTTGCAAAACTTAAATCGGTAGTTGCAAAAAACGGTAATGTATTCCACGGGGTAGAGCCGTCGCCGATTTTTGTAATTTTATTTGTCGTATCGTAACCAAACTCGCCCGCGGCGAGGACGGGGTTTTTGCTTTCCCACGTCGCCGCCGTCGCTTGACGATGTTTGATTGTTGCCGTTATGGTCTTGTTTGCCATATCCGCCGCCTCCTCTTACGACACACCGCCGCCGTTAATCGTGAGCGTATCTGTATAACGCATAAGATCGGCACTATCGGTAAGCCCCGTCGAGGTCTTGACGATTTCCGATTTTGCCGCCTTCGCGTCAAGAGCGGTTTTCACGCCGCCCGACGTTACGGGGTTGCTACTGCTTGCCGTCGGCGTGGTGTCGAACGTGAGCGCGTCCTGTTTTGCGTTCCACGCCGCCTTTTCGGTGTCGGTTACAACACGGTGCGTTGCGTCCTCGGTCGTGTCGGAAAGTTTGCCCGATTTTGCAATCGCGGCGAGGTCTGCGTCGTTCGCTTTCGCGTCGAGCGCGGTTTTCACGCCGCCCGACTTGACGGGATTTGCGCTCCCCGCCGTGGGCGCGTCGTCGAACGTGAGCGCACTCTGTTTTGCGTTCCACGCCGCCTTTTCGGTGTCGGTTACAACACGGTGCGTCGCGTCCTCGGTTGCGTCGGAAAGTTTGCCCGATTTTGCAATCGGCGCAAGTTCCGACTCCTCGACAAATGCGCTCGTGTCGATAGAGCCGCCGAGCGAGTCCCATTCCGTGCCGTTCCACGCAAAGTTTGTCCCCGCGGGATATTCGCCGTATGCCGCAATGACATTGTACACATCGCCGACATCGTGCGTCGAGGGAAGTTCGGCGTATGTAGCCACCGAGCCTTTGTAGCGGTAAATCTGCGACGTTTTCTGATTGACGTAACTTTCGGTTGCAAACTTATCCGTGCCGTTTTCACCGTCGTTCGTCAAGTCGCTCGTTTTGGTAGGGATTTGCCCTTCGATACCCGCCGCCGCGTTCCACGTTGCCTTTTCCTCGTCGGTAACGGTACGGTGGCTTGCGTCCTCGGTTGCGTCGGCAAGGTTGCCCGACTTTGCAATCGCGGCGAGGTCTGCGTCGTTCGCTTTCGCGTCGAGCGCGGTTTTGATACCGCTTGATTTAACGGGGTTGTTACTGCCCGCCGCGGGCGCGTCGTCGAACGTGAGCGCGTCCTGCTTGCCGCTCCATTCTGCCTTTTCCGCGTCCGTAACGGTACGGTGCGTTGCGTCCTGCGTAAGGTCTGCAAGTTCGTCCGTCGTGGCGTACGGCAAATCATTCCAAGCCGTTACGCCGTCGCCGATCTTAAACTTGCGTTTGCCGTCCGTCGTTGCCTCGACACAAAACTCGCGGTCTTTGGGAGTCGGGTTTGCGCTTTCCCATTCCTCGGTTGTGCCGCCTCTCGTGATAATAGTTACGAAAACTTCCTTGTCTGCCATTATGGTTGACCTCCGTTTATTATTTTTACGTTTTCGATCGTTTCGACCCGCGCCGTTAAATCTTGTATTACGGACGGGTATTGTTGCTCAATTTCTTTATCCGCGGCGATCGCGCGCGACAATGTAACATTGATTACCTCCGTTTGCCACACGATACAATCGCCGCCGTCGGGCTGTTCAAACTGCAATTGCATTTCAAAGCACGGGTACATCGTCGTTTTGCGGCGCAACCGATATGTGAGCCGCAACTGATCGTTGTACTTGTCGATCGTGAGTTTCCCGTCCTTGTCAACGTAATTTTCCTTGACGTTCTGTATTTTGATATACGGTGTAAACTCCGATAAGTCGAGCCCGTCGGAGGTTTTACGCGGCACGCAAAATACGATCTTATCAACGAGGTTGTTGCCTTGCACGCCGATATGTAAATACCTTGTCGGGCAAGATGTTCCGTTAAAAATTATATCCATATCAAACGCCGCCTCCTTCAATGGTGATCGTGTCCGTGGTTTCGACGACGTTATCGACGGGATACCGCGACAACATCTCGCCGCCCCGTTCAACGATCGTACCCTGCCCCTCGGCAATATCTTCCCGAAGTTCGTTGATTTCCGCGGTCATTTCTTCGTGTTGCTGTTGTACTGTCTGCGCCGCCGTGTCTGCCGTGCTTTTTGCGGTGTTTGCCGTCGATACCGCCGTGTCGGCTTTACCGTCCGCCGCCTCTGCGGTTTCCACCGCGCCCGTCGCCGTATCGACCGCCGATTGCGCTTTTGTTTCCGCCTCCTGTGCGGTCGTTAAGGCGGTTTGCGCCGTTGAAAGTGCCGAGGTAACAATTTGGTTGATCTTTGCATAATCTTCCACCGCTCCTATAAGTTTTTGCAAATTTGTAATTGCGCCGCCCGATATTGCAAAGGAATATATCGGGAGTTCATATACCTTGTTGACCGTTTCCGCCTCCGCGTCGTAAATGTCGTCTTTGGTAAGCGGTATCGCGTCAAGGCTCGTCCCGACATACGCGACAAACGAGCAATTTTCCTCGTCGGACGGGTGGTACGTTTCAATGCGCGCGACGACATACCCGACGTAACCGTTTGTCATTTGCGGCGTTACCGTTTCCGTCGCCGTTACCTCGTTCATACGCCCTTGCACGACAAACGCGCCTGTGCCGATTTGGATTGACTGCCCGACAACCGTTGCGGCGAGTTCGTCGCCGTATCCCTTGTAATAGCCGTCCGCTTTGCTTTGGTCGATAAACCGCGACTTAACTTCGAGCGCATACAAATTTGCTTTGAAATTGAAAACGCCTTGATATGTTACGGGTTTTATCAATGTTGCCGTCCTCCTTAACCTTTAATGATCTCGGTTAAAAGAATTTTCTTAAAACCGAGTTTTATTTGCGTGTTTTCGCCGCTACCGTCAAGCGTCGTTATTTTCTCGCTTATCGGCAACGTTTTGTATAACTTGCCGCCGTAATACAACTTTACTTTTGTATAAAGCGGATACACGGAAAAGTCGATCGGGTCAATCGTGATGTTGTTGTCAATCACGATATTATCGACGTACCGCGCGTTGGCAAGTTCATACACGGCGTTAAACTGTGCGTCGGCAAGATATTCCGCCTCAAACCATTTTGTTTTAACGGGGTAAATTCTCCCCGAAATATCGCCCTCCGCGTCCGACTGTACAATGTTGTTATCCTTATCGCGGTAGTAATACTTCGTCGCAATCGTGGACGGGCGGGGTTTGTATTGCGGGATATATACGGGATTGCCCTCGTCGTCAACGACGGGATTGCCCTCGTCGTCCACTTCCTGCACGTCCGTATAAATGATGTTTCCGTCTGCGTCCGTTTCGGGCGTTTCAACGTCGTATTTTATGGTTGCAACCGTCTTGTTTGTTGCCGACGATGTTGTTGTCAACTCGTGGATAAAGTCGCTTAAATCGACCGATAAAACGGTTGTGCATTTTACAAACGTGAAAATGATTTTACCCGCCGCAATGTCGTACCGCGTTTCGATGTTGTACTCGTAATATTTGAGGTAGCCCTTCAAAAACGTATAGGCGTTGACGAGTTGGTATGTACCTTGCAAATCGCCATAAACGTCCGTCGTGTCCGTGTTGTCCGTCGGGATAATTACCTCGACGGGAATTTTGCCGACCGCCGCGTCGGCGACATCGAACACCGCCGCCCGCACTTTCTCAAATATCGCCGATAACTTGCCGTCAAAACTGTTTTGCGGTGTGTAATCGAGTAAAATTTCCGTATCCCACAATGTTTTGAAGTCAAGCCCCTTGATCGTCCGTTTGTTGTATTCGGGCGTTACGGTATCGGCAAAGCACGCGTATTTATAGTTGCCCGCGTCGTCGTTCACAACGGCGATCTTTGCGTCGTTCACGTCCTCGGCGCAAACGCCCTCGCCGCTGAAGGAGTCGTTGTCGTAAACGCGGGTCGTCAAATCATACGTTGCGTTGTCAACGTTCGTGATGTGGTTTCGGTTTTCGTCGTATAACGCAATGTACACCGCGCGCCTCCTTTAATCGAATAAATACCGCTTGATCGCAATATCTATTTCGCCCGTGTCCTCGTCCTCCATATTCGAGGTGATGTAGTAATCGCCTTGCGGAAGGTATAAAAACGATTGCTTTGTTTTGTCCGTCAACCCGTATCCGTTGACCGTTTCGCCGTCCGTCGTAACGGTGATTTTTTTGTTTGTCGGCTCGATAACGATTACCGTGCCTTCGGTGTTGTTGGTTGAGAGCGATATTTCCCCGACAATGTTTTCGTCCGTATCCTCGATACGCAAATCAATGTTGTTTTTGATGTTGCCCGAAATGGTAATCGTGATCGGTGCGTCGATAAAAAACTTGTTGGATATGAGCCGCCGCTTTACAAACACTTGCCCCGCAAACCCGAACGGAAAGCCGAGCGGGAAAGCCGTTGACTCTTCCGAGGTGTGCTTTAAGGAAAACGACTCCTCGACACGTTCATACCAATACGTTTGACGTTCAAACGTGAAAGTTTCAACAAAAAGTCCGTCCTCGGATATTTCACTTTTTGTGTTCGACTGCAACACCACGTCGCAAAACTTATCCGTTACGCCGTCGTTGTACTCGAATAAAAACGCCGATGTGCCGCACCCCGCCAAGAATTGTAAAAGCCCTTTATAATTCGCGTAGCCGTTCGTGCCGTCCGCATTGAAGTATATCTTCAATGTGATAGGCTCGAAAGACGGCGTAACGTTGACAAGGTGCTTGCCCTTTTCGCTTTCCTTATAGGATAACGAAAAAGCATTACCAAGCCCCGACGGCTCCGCCGCGAGCGCGGAGGTGCCGTTCAAATCAAATGATTTTGACTTGTCGTATGTATGCAAAATAAATTTCCGCATTTACATCGCCTCCGCAAGTTTTACGTTTATTTCCCGCACGAGCGCGTCAACGTCCACCTCCTCGGCGTAGTTCTGTATCGTAACCGTTACGTTTTGCGTCGTGTTGTTGGTGCTGTAATCGTTGTTTATGATGTCGCCCGACGTTCCGCCCGCGCCGATGTCGTCGTATATCGTGCCGCCGCCCGTTGTCGTTCCGCCGTCGGACGTTACGGGCGGTGTCGTGTCGATAATCGCGTTTACATCGTTCATATCGTCGATCGCGGTTGTATCAATGCGCAACTTGACCTCCGCAATGCGGTCAATATGCACACCGAGCCAACCGAGCGCGCCGTTTACGCCGTCAATAAGTCCGTTTATAATTCCGATAACGAAATTAACCGCGTCCTCAATCGCGCCGACAACGATGTTGATTATGCTTACAACGCCCGAAAAAATCTTTGATACAATGTTGCCGAACGTTTGAAAGAGCGGCGCAAGCCAACCGAGCAATTGTCCTATGACCTGTAAAGGTACTTGCAACGCCGACAATGCGACTTGTAACGGAATAAGCGCGACCTCGATTAACGGTTGCAACAATTGAAAAATCAAATTGAGCATATCGAAAAACGGCGATAATGCGTCAACAACCATATTTACGACGAGGGCGAGAATATTCCCGACCAACTGTATGATCGGCGACAATAGCCCGATAAGCGTATTAAGCGTGTTCATTATCACGTCGAGGACGGGTTGCAACGCCGTACTCAAAAGCCCGACAAGATTGTTTATACTTTCGCGGAAAGCCTCGCATTGCGTATAAAGCACAAGTAAAATCGCCGCGACCGCCGCAATTATCAAAATGATCGGGTGTGCCGCAAGCGCGGTTAATCCCGCTTGAAGTTGCGGTATCGCCTGTATCAATCCCCCGACGGTCGTTACCAATTTCCCCACACCGAGCGTAAGCGGCGCAAGCGCGGCAACAACCAAAAGAGCCTTCGCGGCAAATTCCTGTTGTTCCAACGTAAGCGAATTAAACCACTCTGCAAGGGCTTGCAAGCGCGGCACGAGCGAGTTATTGATTACGTTTGCGAGGGACTGTAAAAGCGGTTGCAACGACGCTCCGATCTGTAATCCGACGTATTGCAACGACTGTTTTAACAAATTGATTGTGTCGTCAAGCGTGGCGAGCGCGGATACTTGCTCGTTGGTAAGACTGCTCATACCCGCAAACTCTTCCTTAAACTTTTCAATTTCCTCCGTCCCCGCGTTAAGATACGGCAACATTTGGTTTGCGATTTTATCGCCGAAAATTTCGTTTGCGTATGCCGCTTGCAATGTCTTATCTTCCATACCCGCGAGCGCGTTCATTACGCCGTCGAACATTTCCTCGTAGGAGTCAAACTGCGACATTTCAAGCCCAAGCGCGGAAAGAGCCTCGGTCGCCGCGCTTGTCTTGCCCGACGAAAGATCGAGCATCGCCGCGCGCGTTCGTATCAATGCTTTGTTAAACACTTCGACATCAACACCGAGTTGCGACGCGACGTATTGCCATTCTTGTATAGTTTCCGCGGATACGCCAAAACGGTTTGACAAGTCGTCGATTTCCGCGCCCGTCGCCGCCGTGCTTACACCGAGCGCGCCGAGTCCTGTTATTGCGCCCGCCGCCGCTGTCGAAAACGGCGTTAAGGCGCGCCCAGCCGTCGATATTGCGTTACCGACCTCGGATACGTTTTTTGCAATCGCGTCAAACTTGATCTTGTTGATTTTATCGAGTTGCTCTTCAAGTTGTTTTGCGCGTAATTCCGTTTGCGCCAACTCGGTTTGCAATTTTTTGTACGCCGTTGTATCCGCGTTACCGCTTTGCTCCAAAAATGCCAAACGCGCGCGCAAGGTTTCCGCGGCTTTTGCGGTTTCGTCAATCGCCTGTTGGGCTACCTTTTGCGCGCGCTCGAAAGCGGCACTATCAAATTTGAGTTCCAAACTCTTTTGGAGTGCGTTCAATTCGGATTGCGACGACTTTGTCTCGGAGCGCAATTCCCGCATTTGTTTGTTAAACGTGGTCGCGTCCGCGGATATTTCAACCGTTAAGCCGCGTATGTTGTCCGCCATATTGTCCGCCTCCTTTTAAGAATTTGACCGCCTCCGCTTGCGATATATCGCGCACTTCGACGTTTCGTTTTTTGTTCTTGTCCGCCGCCTTGCGCTTTAACGCCGCTTTGATGTTCGCAATGTCAAGAGCGTAAAGCAATATGCAAAGGTCGGTAAAATGCGTGTTTCGGATAAAACAATCTTGTATTTTATGCTCAACGCACTTCTGCATTAACGTTATGTACCGCGGCACAATCAAGTCGTTTTTGCGGTTGCGCGATTTTCTCGGATTGATTTTGTCGTACAACCGCAAAAGTTCTTGACTGTGCGCTATGAGTTTTTTGCCGTACCCGTACTGCCGTTCAACACGACCTCGAAAACAAACTTGATCTTTTCGATAAGTTCGTTAAGATATTCGCCGTCGGCAAGGTCGAAAAGTTGACAAAACGATTTGAAATCGGGTATATCGCTCCCTTCCATAAAGCAATAAAGGGCTTTAAGGTTGGAAAGGATATACGCCTTGTTTTCAATCGTACCCGCCGCCTTCATTCGTTCGATGTACGCAAAAAGCGTTTCGTTTTTGGCGTTGTGCGGGAAGTTCTGCTCCCACCGTTCCTCGGCAAACAACGACGTGTCGATTGCCACGTTAATATTTTTCTTGTTTACGGCGAGTTTGCCTTCCGCGTCAATCTGCTTTTCGACGACGGGCAACGTTGTTTTTATCATAGCCCGCCTCCCTTATTCCGCCGCGGGCATTTCGGGCAACACAACCTCGTCGCCGAACGTTGCAAAACCTTCGTCGGCGGGCGTTACGGTCATTTGCCAAACGATCACGTCCTGCCCCGTCTTTTCGTCCTTGTAAACCGTTCCGTCGGAATTTTTGAGCGGTACACCCGCAATTTCAAGCGCGGTTTCAAACGACGACTCGTTGATGTCGTCCGTCGTTTGGTCGAACGACTCGGAAGGGCGCGTCGGCGACGTTACGCCGTAGAGCCACGTTTTGGCGATAGGCATACCACCCTCCTCGTCAATGCCGCAAGTTTCAAAATAGATCGCGTGCGACACGAGGCGTTGCTGTTTGATGTCCGCAAGCCCTTTTGCCGTCTTGATCTTGCGCCCCATTGCGATCTCGTAATCGTTGCTTACGTTGTTTGTCCCCATTGTCCCCGTCTTTCCGCGCTCGTTGACAATCGAGCAAATACGGCGACCGTCGCCGTAAATGACTTTGGTTGCGGAGTCGGGTTCCAACGCCATTGAGATCGCCGTGCCGTATGCAACGGGGGTTGCGTAGCCGCCCTCGCCGTCGGGCAAAGCGTACTTGATGTTTTGCACGTTAAAACGGACAAGTGTTTTTTTATCCATTATTGTTTACCTCCATTGTCGAGTGTTTTTTTGATTGCCGCAAATATTTGCGGCTCTGTGCTGTCAAAGCAACGGCGGATAAAGCCGTAATGCGGGCTTTTTTCGCTGTACTCCAACACATTTGAAAGCGGCACGCCTTCCCGCGCCTCGCCCTTCGACCCGTCTTTCGTCTTGCGATGTACAACGCCTTTTGCAACGCGCGTATTGCCGACATATCGGCGGTCTTTGTACTTCGTCTTGATTTTCCAAGAGCGCGCCATTTCGCCCGTGTCGATCGGCGTTGCGCTTTCAACTGCCGACTTGAACACCTCCGCGCCCGCTTGCAACGCCTCTTGCCGCGTATCAAACATTGCGCTTTGGTATTCCGTCAATATCTGCTCTAACGCGTCGGGCAATTCTTCGAGCGAAAAACGGCTCGTTGTAATCTTATCCGCCACGTTTCACCGCCTCCACATACAAAAACTCGACGTTTATGCCGCGATACGGATTGTCGATGTCGTATATATCGCTCTCACCGTTCGCAACGCAAAAATGCTTGTCGGACTTAAACTCCGCGATAATCTGCTTAATACGGTTTTCCGCGTCCGCAAACCGCGCGTCGGTCTTTTCGTATGCGTAATAATAATTCACATCGACGTAATAGCGGACAATTTGCGCGCGCCCGTCGCCGTGCGCCCCGCCCTTGCTTGATACGACACGGTAAACAACATACTCGTCTTGATTGACTTTCACGGTCGAGCCGCTGATTTTGCCAACCTCGACGCGGCGGATATGGTGCGATAAAATACCGTAAGGCAAAAGCACTTTATCCAATTTTGATTGTACCGTCTGCCGTACACTCATTACCGCACCTCGTACTTCTTGACTTGAAATTCAAGCATTTTGTTTTGCTCGATATAGTTATCCGCCGCCGACGCAAGCCCGAACGTGTGTGCGTCGTCCGCTATTCCGTGTAAGTAAATGCGCACGTCTGACGTTATGAGCGCGTCATACACGCGCTTTACATACGGCATACGCACGCGGGCGGGACGGATAACGCCGTCGGACTGCTGTTGTATCGCCGTTGCCCCGTAACTGCCGAGCCATTCGCAATAAAAGCAATCCGTCATTATCGGCGCGCCGTTCTCGTCCGTCCCGATCTGCGCTTGTATAGGTTTCCACGACGTGGTTGCGCCTTTCCCCGCCTCGTATTCCGTACATTGCACGGCAAATTTTATAAGCGTCCTTTTGCGTTTTACGCGCTGATCTGCCATACGCTACCTCCGCAATTGCGAGATAAGCGCGACGATCATACCATCTTTTTTGATAAGTTTTTCGTCGTCGCCCTTGTCCCGATAGTCCGCCCAAATGGATTTGACGGCATAGGCGCGTTGCGTTGTCAATCTTTCGTTTGGTACGCCGCTTTCGAGCATAAATTCCGCCGCCTCGTCGATGTAACCTTGTACCTCTTGTTTTTTGTGCGGGTCGCTGTCAAGATAGCCCAACTTGAAAAGTATTTTATCAACCTCTTGCATTGATAACCTCCGATCGTTTACCGATTATGTATCGCCACTTCGGCGACCCGCACGCAAAACTTGTTGTTACTGTCCGTCGTCGGTGCTTGCCGCCGCCTTCTGCACGCTTGCAAAGCCGTTCCACATCGCGGGCGAGCCGCCGACAAAGCCGACAACCTTAAACGCGATTACGCCTTCCTTAAACTTGTAGTCGGTGGACTTTTCGACATCAAGCGCGGTGAAGTATGCGAGTTCATAGCCCTTCAGTTTGCCGTAAAGCATATAGGGCTTGCCCGCCTCCACGTTACCGAACGCCGCAAGACGGCTCGTGCAAACGAACGGAATACCGTTGATAGTACCCGAATTGCCGCGTACAACGATTTCGTATGCGCGCTTTTTGTCCGTACCCTTGACCTTTGCAAACTCTTTGAGGGTGAGTTTGTTGAGGATAAGGGTTGCGTCGCCCTCGACCTCTTCGTCGCCGCCGTAATCGAAAACGATGTTGTCGAGCGTGTTTTCGTCGATCGTGGCGATCGTCTTGCGCTGTGTCGCCTCGATCACCTTTGCGGGCGCGTTCGTAATGCCGACAAGTTCGCCCGTTCCCGTGCCGTTGACGATCTGCGAAATGAGTTTCTTGCGCCACGCGCCGACGACTGCCGCGTCCACCTCTGCCATATAGTTGGCGGAAGGGAGTTTTTCGACCTCTTCGTTGACCTCGGCATACGCAACGATTTTTACTTTGTTGATGTCGGCGTAATCGAAGGTAGGCTCGGCGGACGTCGCGGGGGCTTTCCCCTCTTCGGTGATTACGCCCTCGCCGTAAGCCTTGACGAACGGCTTTTTGTAACTTTCCGCACCCGCACCTTCGAGGTGTACGACGTTGACAAGCGTGTCAAGCGTTCCGACCTGTTCAAACGCGGGGTTGAGCGTTCCGCTCGTAGCCGTGCCGAGGGCGGTACTGCCCGACGCAACGGCGGCGCGCATTTCGATAGCGACCTTTTCACCGTTTTTGAGTGCCTTCGCGCGCTTTTCGATTTCTTCCTTTTCTGCGGTGCGCTTTTCGTCGGTCTGCGCCTTGCCCTGATCGTAAATCACGCCGCCCTTGTTGGGAAGTCTTGCGGCGCGTGCGTCCGCCTCTTCCGCCGCCTTTCTTTCTTCTTCGGCGCGCTTGTCGCTGTCGTCCTTTTTGAGCTGTTCGATCGTGAAATTGATCTTGTCAACCTCGGAGCGGATTTCCGCAAAGCGTTCCGCCGTGGTTTCGGGTTTCTGCAATTCCGCCAAGAGGGCGGCGCGCTTTTCCAAAAGTTCTTTGATGTTCATAACTGCTTTTGCTCCTCCAAAAATAAAAATTTTTCGATTTTAAGCCGTAAAGCCGCTTGCGCTTTTTGCCGCTCCTCTTTTTCGTTATCCAACGCGGCGGCGCGGGCGTTATCCAACGCCCTTTTTTCGTTATCCAACGCACTCGCCGAGCGGGCATATATCGAGGTTTGCGGGTATGCGCCGTCATTGACTGCGGATACCTCGAAAACCCTTGATATTTTTGTAATGCGCCTTGTCGGCATTTCGCTTTCAAGGTCGCTCCACTCTGCGCCCGATACGACGATACCGAACGCAAAAGACATATCCTCGATGTCGCCGCGCGTAACCGCCGAGCATAGTTCGCGAGCGGTCGCGTTATTTTCGATGTCGAGGGTTGTTTTGATGTGCATACCGACGTTATCAACGGAAATATCCATTGTCGAACGCTTGCCGCGTCTGTGGCGCGCAAGCGGTATCATTCCGTCGTCGTGGTTTACCATAAATTTGATGTCGGACAAGTCCGCGCCGTCGAGCGCGTGCGCGTCGATTACCTCGTAAAAGTAATCGCCGATCGCGGTGCGCTGTTCAAAGACAATCGGGCAACCTTCGATTATGCCTTTGAGCGGGTCAACCGTCGCACCCTGCCCTTCCCCCGCGCGCCGAAAGATCGTTGCGGGCGCGGTTAATTGTTCGATATACTTTTTGAGCATTATTCCTCCTCCTTCTTTGCCGCGGCGGGCTTTTTGCCCTGTGCGAGCGACGATATTTGATATTGATTTGCAATCGACACGTCAATATAGTTGAGGGATACGCGCGTCGGCTGTCCGTCGGGTTCATATCCGAGCAATTCGCGCCGTTCGTCGCGGGACAAAAGCGCGTCGTCTTTTGTCATTTCCGCGATTTCCTGCCGCCTGCTGAAGGATAACGATTGCACCAATTTGTCGTAATATTTGATCGTGTGTCCGTATGCGAGTTGTCGCGGCGTGAAAAGTACGATCTTCATTGCCTCGGCAATTTCGATAAGCAATCCCTCCACCGCCGTTTGATAAAACGCCGTGTACTCGTCGTCCGTGTATTTTCCGAGGTAGATCGGCAAGGATACGCCGAACGGCGACAATATCTCGTCGCGCAAATACGTCAAAATGTTTTGCGGTATGTCCGTTGCGCTGATGTTGAGAGGGGTAAAATCGCTTTCGTAGTCCGTTGCAACAATGCCGTACTTTGAGTTGAAAAGGTGGTTTTCAAACTCCTCGCGGGTCAATTCCTTTTTGTCCGCGTCCGCAACGGTTTTCATTGTCAAAATGCCTTTAAGCGATAGCGACGCTTGCAACGTTTTCGGGATTGCCTCTTTGATAACGTGCATTGTCTGTAAGTTGCCGAGGAGTTCCTTGTATTCCCCGCCGCCGCTTACGCCGCCGCCCAAGTATGCGTTTTGACCGTATCCGAGGCGGATATGGATTACGTCGCCGTAAGGCAAGTCGAACGTAACGCCGTTGTTTGACAATTCAATGCGCATTTCGCCCGCGTCCGAATAGTACAACTTGACGTTGGCGGTTTCAATCGGGTAAAACCCGCGCGTTATGCGTTTGACGTACTGCGCTCCGTTTACCGTGATCGGCACCTCGTCGTACTGCCAATAAATAAAGCAATTTCGGTTTACGAGCGTAAGCCACGCAACCTTGTACAAAAAGTCTTTTATGCCGCAAAGCGGGTTTACACGCGCCGATAATACCGTGTTAATGCTATCGTCCTGCACCTCGATACGGTGCGGGTTTTGTCGTTCGATTACGGACTTTAAGTTGCACTTCGACACCTCCTCCGCGACGCGGTGTATCGCCGTTTTTACGATGTCGCTAACGTGTATGTTATTGCCGAACGAGGTAAACACGACATTATTTGCGTTGAAAAGCCGACGGCTGTATGCGCTCGCCTTATCCCAACCGAGCAAACCTTGTATCGCGTTTTTAAGTGTTGACAAGCCTTTTACCTCCTTTTGGCAAAATAAAAAAGTGAGCCGATATTTCCGACAAGGCGCAATGCCTCTCGGTAGAATATCGACCCACTTGTTTTTGACCTTAAATCAAAAATGGGGTACTCGCCGCAATGCGGCGGATAGTACGCACATATTCAATTTTACCTTCATTATACCCGTTTCGTAATACGAAGTCAATACCTTATGACGATAAATCGAAAAAATTTTACTTTTCGTCGGTTTTCGGGTCGCGTTTTATGGTAAAAGTGTACTCGCGGCGGCAAAGCGGGCAAAAGTATGTAACATTTATCACGCCAACGCGCGCGTCGTACTTTCCGAGCAATTTGTTGTGTATCGGGCAACGCACCTCGCGTTGGTATTGCTTATTTTGTCGTTTCCTTTCGTCCATAATCACGCTCCGATTTTTGAAAGAAATGCGCTTTTACATTCGCGCAATGCCGCGTATGCAATCACTTTCGACATCGTGCCGTCGATCTTGTTGCCGATGTACCCGCTTATTTTTTCGGGCATTACAAAGCCTTTATTGTCGTGCTTGACTGCCGTATTGCGGAAGTTCCAAGCGCATATTTCGTTGCGATTGTAGTTGATGTGCCGCGCGCGCAAATCTTCCTCGACCGTTCGCGTCGGCGTATTCAACCCCTCGTATGTCATTTTGATTTTTGTTAAGACATTTTCACCAAAGCGTTGTTTTACGATCTTCGCAAACTCTTTTGCGTGCCACTCGTCATAGCCCACACGGTACGGGCGGATTTTGTACGTTTGGAAAATTTCCCAAATATACTCCGCAACAACGTTGTCGTCGATTACGTTGCCTTTGACGATACGGCAAAGCCCTTCCGCCGCCCATTGTTTGTAGTCTTTCTTTTCTGCGTTCGTCGGACTGTCGGTTGCTTGACCGTCGCCCGCCTTGACCTCGGTTACAAAGTACATCGTGTAAAGATATTTCACGGGGTCGGCGGGGCGCATAAACAAAAACGTGCAAGCGCAAAGATCGTTTGTTTCCGCGAGGTCAACGCCGACAATGCACCAACACCCCGCAAAATCTGCAATATCAAACGTGCCGTCGCACTCGATAATGTCCGCCTCGCGTAGCCACGCCCGCGAGGAAAGTTGCTTGATGTTAAATTCTTTCGCAAGTGTAAAGGCGCGTTGCGCGCCGTTGTTGCGCGCCTCTTCGACAAGATCGCGCAACTCGGATATTTTCTTGACAACGCCCAACATCGGGTTTGATTTCGCCCAACTGCGCTCGTCGTTCCACACCTCCGCCTCGCTGTCCTGCGTATAAAGCCACACAAGCCAACGGGGGCGGTCGAGTTCCCCTTTTAAGACGCGGCGCGCGTCGTGTAATCGTTCGTCAAGGTAGCCGTCCCGAACGATACCCTCCGTCGTGATTTCAAAATAAAGCGGCTCGTCCTGCGTCGTCAACGACGAACGGAGCGGCATTACCGTTGAGCGGTCTTTCATTTCGTGTACTTCGTCCACGATTACGATTTTTAAGTTGCGCCCCTCTTTTGCTCCCGACTTTGCGGACATCTTTTTGATCGCGCCCTTGTTCTGCGAGGAAAATTTGCCCGTCTTTTTTCGCTGTTTCGGGTTGCCGAAAAATATGCCCTTGATATTCTTGCGCGTAACGCGCGACATCGCCCGCGACTCTTCGCGGAAGTTGTTTATGCAATCGAATATCAAGCCCGCTTGTTCGTAGTCGTTGGAGGCGCACATTACCTTTTGTCCCGCCTCACCGCAAAACCACTCGGCAAGCGTCAACGCCGCCGTGAAAGGCGTTTTGCCGTTCTTTCGGGCGATAAGGAGCAACACTTCCTTAAACCGCCGCACCCAACGCCCGCCGCCGAGCAATTCGTCGTCAAAGACGTAAAATCCGAACACCGCCTCCGCCACCGCTTTTTGGTTGAGCGTCAAAATAAACGGCTTGCCCGCAAACGGGCTTTCAAAGTGCTTGATCTCCCGTTCGATAAAGTCAATCCGTTTGTGTGCGCCTTCGAGTTCAAAGTGGTACACGTCGCCGTGATACACGATGTCTTGTACGAGGCTTTCGAGTTCGGTTTTTAATTCCCGTCCGATCACAATGTCGCCCGCGCGGCAAGCCTTGTAATATTCGATCAAGTAACTATGCCGCCCGCCGACGGTATCGTTTAACACCTGCCACCCCGAAATAGGCACAATATCGGGGTTTACCAAGAGCCACTCGGCGGCGTTATTCGTAGTCGTCAAGCCCGCCCTCGTCGTCGGGGGCGAGTGCCCCCAACATCTCTTTGTTTAACTTTTGCATTGCCGAAGTATATTGTGCCATATACTTTACGCGCGCTTTTCCCGCCGCCGTTTCGCGTTGTACATACGGATTTTGCGGGTTGTAAATAATCGTCGGCAAGTCCTTTATCGACTCCAACACCGCGAACGTTTCCGCGACCTTGCGTATAAGCGAGTCGTTGATTTTCAACTTGATGTCGTCAACGCCCGCCGCCCGATAAAGCCCGACGAGGCGTGCATATTCCGCGTCCGCGATGTTTTGCCGTTTCTGTTTTGTATTTCCTGCCATTGCCGCCTCCTATTTTTGTTTTGCAAACTTTTTGAGAAAAAAGTCAAAACTTCGGTGTGTATGCAAACGACTTGCGGCGTGGAGTCTTTTTGCTTTTTCAAAAATTTTTCAAGGACGGGGGGAGTAAAATTATTCGCGGTATCTTTCCCAATACGCATTTATCCACCCGATCACCGCGTCGCGGATACTTGACCGCTCGATGTCTTGATACGCGCGCTTGATACACTCCTCCTTCGACGTGTCGATGTGTACGAGTTCCGCGCCGTAGTCCTGCACAAACATATCGCGGTCAATCCTATCGGGATATGTTCCGATAATGTATGCGTCCTGCCACTTGCGGCGAGGTGTCGCCGTCCGCACCTCGTCAAGCAAATAATCGCGCACATTGAAAGCGACGCGCTTTGTTGCGTCGGGCTTATCGTATAGCCCGCAAATACATATCGCCCGATGTATCTTGTCGAGGTCAACAATCAAGTCGTTGCGAGTTGCAACGCTGTTTACATACGTTGTTTTGCCCGCACACGGCGAGCCGTAGACAAGGTAAACGTGCTTTGCGCCGACCGCATAACCAAAACGTTTATGCGCGGCGTTGTGGCAATCGTGGCATAGCACCTCGATATTGTCGGGGTTGAGCGTAACGTTCACGTCGTCGATATTGTCGAGCGTCAATTCCACTTTGTGGTGCGGGCGCAATTCGGATATATCGAACACGCCGCCGCATTTGGCGCATACGCCGCCGCTCTTTATCTTGCAAGCCTGCGCCAAGTCCAAGTAATCTTTGCGGCAATAAAACGCGTGTATCGGGTCGAGCGGCATTATATTCCCTCCGTACTGTCTGGCGGCAACTTGCCTTGTTCTGCAAGTTCCAACGCCTTTTTACGCAACGCCACGATCTGCGGGTCGCGGGCGAAATCGTCCGTAAAACGGTTGATAAGCAAAAATTGTATCATTCCCGCGTCGGGCTTTGCATAACGTGTGTATCGCTTTGTTTTCGTGCCGATAACAACGCCGCTTTTCGACACGATCTCCTCCGTGGTTTCCTCGGTATATTCGTAGCCCATTGCCACTTTGTAAGCATTGTTTATGAGTTCCGTCTTAAATTCTTGCTTTGCCTTACAAAGTGTTTCGGCGAGTTCGGGGTTTTCTTTCTTGTATTTCGCCCACGATGTTTTACCCACGCCGTAATATTCGCAAAGTTGTCCTTCGGTTACACCGCAACGAGCGTACCGTGCAATATCCGCCAAATAAGGTTTTACCTTATTTGCGTACTCGGACGGGCAACCCCGCTTTTTTTCGCCGCCTTCAGAAGTGCCGCCGCCCGCGTCGATTTTACGCGGGTTTTTCGGCTTTTTGTTTTCCGCGTCCTTTGACGCGCTGTTTTTTGACTGTTTCGGCATTATTTCCCCTCCCTTATGTCGAGCAATAACTTCGTGATAATCAATATCGGCGTAAAGGCGAGCGCGACGATAAGCGGCACGCAACAACCTATCCACGAAAGGGCGGTTGCGGCGCACAATTTGCAAATTATAAAGATCGCCGAAAGCGGCACGCACACGACGCATACCACGAGCGCGATAATGTACAAAAGCCCGATAATTCTTGTCATTTTCGTTTACCTCCCGTAAATCGCTTGATACTCAATACAACCCACCCGTCGGCAAGCCCTGCAAAATCGCGCAAAATGTACGTTATTTTGCCTGTGAGCCGCCGCCCCGTGTATTTCCCGTCTTTCCATTCACGCATAATCAACAAATCGCCCACGGCGTAATTTCGGTCGTCGTAGCGCAATTCCCACGGCTTGATACCGACGCGCGCCGCCTCGAAATATTCGGGCAAGCATTTGACTTCGATTATCTTTGCCATTGCCCGCCTCCGTACACAAACAGTTTTTCGACGCGATCGCGCTTTGCGCGGTTGTTGAGGTGCGTTTTTACGCTCCGCTCCCACACGCAAGTAAAATCGGGCGGCGCGGCGTATTCGCTGATAACGACGATATGCCCTTCCGCGGCGCGTTCTCTGCACCATTGCCAAAACGCGGCGGTATCGAAATGTTTTGCGTATCCGACACCCTCCGCATAAGGCGGGTCGCAATAAATAAGCACTTTTTCACGCGTCGGAAAGCGCATTTGCCGATAGTCGCAACACCCGACCAATATACCGTGTAAGTTCGGCAACTGTCTTTTGAAATTCGCCTTGCTTTCCTCGAAATAATTGCGCGTCGTTCCGTTCTTTGTCTTTGCGATCGCGCCGTAACACCCTCCATACACGCGCGCGTTATAGGACGCAAACAAAAGCACCGCCGCCCGATACCAACCCGCGTATTTTTCGGGCTTGTCCCGCACGTCGTAATATTCCTCGCGCGTCGGTGTCGTCAAACCGTCCAAAAGTGCGGGATTTTCGCGGCAAGTTTCGACGAGTTCACAAACAAGCGGGTCAATATCGTTTCCGAGGCGGTTTTCGCACTCGATCTTGTCGATTATGTTAAACCCGCCCACGAACGGCTCGACGTACTGCTTTATGCCGTACTCGTTTATGTACCCTTGCAAGATCGGCACGATGTCTGCCGCAATTTTCGCTTTACTCCCGATGTATTTCACGCTTTGCTTTGCCTCCCGTTTCTTTCTGCTTTGCCATTTTGGCGTATATGTACGCGCCCGTAACGTACTCGCTTGTTTTGTGGGTAAACGCCGTAAGGCGATACCCTTTGTACATCTGTTCAAACACCCCGTGCGGGTCGCTGTCGCCGCGCACAAGCCGATTTACCCTCCGCCTCGTAAACTTGTGGTCGGCAATCGTGATTTGCGGCTTTTGCAAGTTTTTCGACGTTTTGTACCGTTTTGTGCCGCGAGGGTCTTTCATACAATACCGCACCATACCCTCGTACCCGCTTTCGTCCGCTTGCAAGCGGCGCGTCTGTTTGCGCGCGCCTCCTTTCCATAACCGCTCGGCGAGGTCGCGGTCGGGGAAGTTCGTTACGATGTGGTGATGTACGCGTTTTTTGCCTTTCTTTTCGTCGTCCTCAAACTCCGTCCAAAAAACGTATTTAAGCGGCGGAAAACCGAGCCGTTTCCCGTGATACCTTAACCGACGAAGGAAATTTGCAAATGTCTTGTCCGCCTCTGCAACGGATTTCGGCAATTTGCTCGTTTCGTATGTGAACGTACCCCAAATGTCCTCGTCCGTAAAGTTGGTATTTACAAGCCGCACAATGTTCTTGACGGCGTTTTTGTAGTTAAGGCGTTTTTGCGCCTCGCGGGTCGTCTTTTGCTTGCGCGCACGTTCTGTCGATCGCGCCGTGTCCCATACGGGATATATTTCACATTCCAAGACGTTGCCGCTCTTGATTGTCTTTGTCCGATAATGTACGATGTGGCGATCTTCAAGGGCTTGCAAACGCGCCTCCCGCTCTTCCTCGATCGCAAATATCTCGTCGTAATCGTACATTGTCGGGTCGATTGTGTGCTTTGCCATTGTATGCCTCCTATTTTTGCGCAAAATAAAAGACAAAGTACGCAAGGGGTCTTGCCCCTTGCAAACCCCGCAAGGCTCAAGAATATAACACGCCGACGCGCCGTGCGCCGCTTGTCTATCCCTTCCAACGGGGCGCGCCTCTCGTTCGGGTGGCGTTTTGTGTTTATCCGTCGCATTGCCTTTGACCGTAGCACTTACGGCAAGCGTACAAGTCAAGCCCTTTGCTTGCGCAAAAATTTTCTTGCGAAAATTCGAGGGGCGTTGACTTTGCTTGTCGACGTGCTTTTACACGGTCAAGGCGACGGAATAAAACACAAAACTTTAATCACCCGATCTTTTACCTTCGTCGTCAAGATAATACTTCATTACGAGGACGTAAAAGCACCGTTGTACCCTGCAAAAGTTTTGACAATCCACCTCCGATATGCTATAATACATATAGGTTTGGTTGATGTTTTTTCGTCAACTGCGGGCTATCGTCAAGTGCCAATTGCGATAGCCCTTTTACTTTGCCTTTTTATATGTAGTTTTATTTTTTGCCGCCCCGCGGCGCGTCTGCGCCGTCGGCGGCGTTTTCTTTTGCCTCGATTGCCGACAACTTTGCGTCGAGTTCTTCGACGAGTCGGCGGACGCAATCGGTCTTGCTCAAATATCCCAACTTGCGCAACGCATTTTTTGAAAAAACACGCTCCGCGAGATCGCGCGGAATTTCAACGGTAAGGTTGTAAAAATCGTTGCTTGCCCGACGGCGGCGCGTCCTTTCGGTGGCGGTTGCAACCGCCTTTCCTGCCGCCTGTTCGGGCGGTACGAGTTGTATTTCCCGCACGTCGTACACATCAAGCACATTGCAACCGAGCGATTTGCAAATGCTCGCAAGCGCGGGCGGAGTGGGTAAACATATATCGTTGACGATCTTACTTAAAAGCGATTTGTCAATGCGAGGGTCGGTGCAACGCACTTTATCCAACACCTCTTTTTGCATTATGCCTTTGTCGAACATTATTTTTTTGTATTTCGACATTGCATTACCTCCTTATGCCCGCCACGCGGGCGGGCGATTTTATGATTGCGGGATTAAACGCAAAAGCCGAAGGACACGCCGTAGGTGGTGCCCGCGAAGTTGATGTAGACAATGCCCGCCGAGTAGATATACCGAAAGCCGCTACTATTGCTGACGTACGGCGAGCGCAACCACCAACCGGTGGCGGAGCCGCCGCGACGCTTTACGCGGTTTGCCGCGTCCTTGAAGTATTCGTATTGTTCGCCCTCGCCGTCTGCCGTGTATGTACTGTCGCCGCAAACCTCGGCTTGCGAAAGCAAAAACAACTTGTCGTCGGTCGATGTTACATCGTCCGAGCCGCCGCCCGTTCCCGTCAATTTGACAACGGGCTTGATTACGTCCCGCAATTCGGCGGGCAAGAGGGAAAGAAAACGCGGCATATAGACATTGCGCATTTTCGACTTTTTCCACCCGCCCGCGTTTCCGAAGTCCTCGTTCATTTCGTACTCACCGTCGAGCAAATCCTTTAAGCCGAACGTGATACCCGCCGTCTTATCCGCCGCCCGTCCGTTTTCCGATAAAACATCGTGATTAAATCCGAGTATAACCGCCTTCACGCGTTCACCCGTATAAAGCACGATGTCCTTTGTGTCGCCGATCTTGAAATGTCTTTGTGCCTCGCCCGTGGCGGCAATTTCGGCGATTTCCTGCCACGTCATATTTTCGATGTTCTTGTGTCGGGTCGCAATGCCGTATTGTTCCTCGAAAAGCGCGTCAATGTCCTCGCGCAATTCGTCATACCCCGCACGAACGGCGGACGGAGCCGCCTCCGCGTGGTTTGCAATGATTGCCGCAACCTCGTCGTATATGTTCTCCGCAACGCTTTCGGCGTTGATCTTCGTGCGCTTACTTGTCATTGAAATAAACCTCCGCATTGTAATAATTGACGGCGGATTTGCTTTGTCGTCGATATACTCGTCCGCCGATATTTTGCGGGTGTCCCCGCCGTACTGCCCGACCCTTTCGGGTGTGTTTTCGTTGATGTAATCGAACGTCAACCCCTGCCGTTTGCACCATTCGACCGCATTTTTTAGGTATTCACCGACGCGGCACGTCCATAAAATAATGATGTCGCCCGCCGCCTTGCGCTCTTTCACATATTCGATCACGGGCGTTATAGGCGCGCCGATGTCGGGATACTTACGCTCGCATAGCGTTCCGTCGAAATCAACGGCAATAATTTTCGACATATCACACCTCGATTTTGCCGCCGTCCGAGTATGCGTACCCGATAATGATTACGCCCTTGTTGTTGAGCGAGAAGGATATTTTAAGGCGCGCCCAATTGATCGTTGCCTTACCGATCGCGCCGTCAAGGACTGCAACGCCGCACCGCAACAAAAGATCGTGCGTGCCGTCGTCGAGGGTTACGTTGTGGGTTTCGCAATAACTCATAAGGTCGTCAAGACGTTGGCGAAGGCGGGCGATGTTTTCCTTGCGCCGCTCGATCTTTTCCATTTCGTCTTGATACTGCCGCGCCTCGTAGCAATCGCAATGTAACGTTGCCGCCTCGTTCGCCGTTTCTTGACTGTCGTAATCCGCGTCGGGGAGCGTCTGTTTGCCGCAAAAACGGCACGTCGGGAAAAATACCCCTTTGTTGTCCGCCGCCGCGGCGGGCTGTTCGTCGATGTAAAGGTGATCGTCGTCAACGTACCCGTTGTACATCTTCATATCGTTACTCATTGTTTGCGCCTCCTTGTTTATTTTGGTTTTCGATTTCAATTACGGTCATAATGCAATAATTTGCCATATCAAGCAATGTGTCCGTGATACTTTCCGATTTTACGCGTTGCCGATCGGGCGGCAACTTTGCAAGGTTTTTCACCCGATTAAATTTATCCGCTATGCGCGTGATTGCCGATATAATGCCGAGGTCGGCAAACGTTTCGCCGAACGAGTCGCCGTAGTCGGCGTTTTTTTTTGGTATGTATCGGTCAATTGCGCGCACAACTGTTTGTGTCTTTCGATGTTTGCCATATCCGCCGCCTCCGTCAATTTGATTTCGGGTCGTTTTTTACTTTGAACGTCGCCTCGTGCGCTGTCCCGTATTCCTTGTTGTACTCGGCAAGGCGTTCCAATTCGCGGGCGGTCATTTGCTCGGCTACACGAACGGCAAGGTTATAATCGTCATAAATGCCGTATGCGCCGCGTCCTGCGTTTTCGTCAAAAGGTCGGTTATAGTTTTTTGCAAACTCTCTGTCCGTAAAAACCATATTCCCGCCGCCGCTATATAGGCAATATCCGTGTCCCACTTTTCTATAAAGTGAAAATTTGATGTCTTTGTAATCGCACGGTTTCCACTCGCTCGTACCCGCCTCCTTCTCGATTTTGAAAACACGATAGCGGCGGACGATGTATTTGTTTACGCTGATTACTTCCTTTTGCGTATTACAACACGGGCATTTGAAAGTTACGCCCTTCACGGTCAATTGCCCCGTGCCGTCGCACACTTTACACGGCTCGCGGAAGTACACGCTTTCGCCGCTTTCAATACGGTAAAATACGTCGCCAATTCTTACCG